GAGCAACTCACGTATCTGTGCGGCCGAACCGGGGTTGATCTCATCAGCAGCGTTCGATGCACTAAATCCCTTGATACCCAAGTTCTGCGCCAGCTGTTTAAGGTTCGCCTCTCTTCGACGAACACTGATTTCATACTCTGCTTCCAACGATCGCCGTTGCTCTTGGTCTATGTAGATACCGACCTTGTGCATCTCAACACACATCTTTTGCGTTTCGTGATCTACCTCAAACAAGTTCCATGGTTTGTCTGCGGGCCATGACGCTGGTTTCAAGTCTTCTGACAAGGGACGGAACGCTCCAGCCTCTGCTGCAGCATCAATCAGTGGGGCAACGATCCGTGCACTGACTGCAGTGTCTACCAAGTTGTACGACAGCAACTCATCATCGTTGGTGCTACCCGTTGCGATGCTGTCACCCTTCTCCGTGGTCTCCCATCGTTCGACATCCAGCAAGATTGACCCGATAGTCTTCAACCCTTTAGGTAAGTCAGGCGCACGAAAGCGCGCGGGGAACAGTGTATCGATGAGCGGGTCTGGCGTTACATGCAAGTGATGCTCGATGACCATCCGGTCATAGGAACCGGCGTTGTGTCCAACCCACGTCCGACCATCGGTGAACGCTCTGGCTAAGATCGCTTTGATGGCTCGTTCGTCTTCCGGCGTGTAAAACTTCGTATGCCCATCAGATGAAAGAAGACTGATACCCACACCGCGAGATACTTGCGCCGTTTCATTTGTTGTACGGGCTACGCGACCTTCTGATGTCAGGTCAGGAATCGAGATGGCAATCGTACGAAGAGCACACGTCATGGGTTCGATACCGTCAGTCTCAACATCGTATGCCCAGAAAGGTGCAGGCTGAGACAACCATGCTTCCAGATCTTCAGGGCTGGGCCGCCAAAGGTTCTCAGGTTGTTGCCAGTTCAAAGCGTCGTTGAACCATCGAAATGCTTTGCCGATGTCGCTGTGCAAGACAGGACGCCAAGACGGTGATCGCAGCGTAAATGCAGGGTGAACGGTGGGCATGATGCGATGTACCGTGGCTGACTCTTCATCGGTTACACGCCAGTTGTCAGTGATGCGTAGCGGTCCACCTCTTGACTTGAGAATACTACCGCTGATGCCCGTCAGTGTCTGCGTAGCAACTTTTCCCAACGTGAGGATGTATGGGTACCTCGAAGCCATTTGCTTCAAGCGCGGAGCGCAGCAAACTTGTGGGTGAGGTACAGGGTCTTTACCTTCTCTCGCACGCTTTTTGTTGACGCTATCGATCTTTTTGTCGAGTCTTTTCCACGAACCTGCTGCTTCTCCGGGGGGTTTGCAGGCGATGACGTTGTCGAGGTCTATGTCTACACGTCTAAGCTTGTTGCTACTGAGAGCATGACTCCACTCACTGCCTGAGCGACCAACCAACGGTCGTCCACGGGTCACCTCTTCAGGCCCCGGACTTTCTGCTACTGCCAAGACGTTACACCTCGCATGGACTTCTGGTCCTACGGGTTCCCAGTCTTCTTGCCGCAACTCACCGTTTGGTCCCAAAGGACACAGGTGGCACTGTGCGCCTAAAGCTTGCGGATCGAAACGTTTACTCATGTACCCTCCATAAAAAAGGGCCACCAACACCGGACCTCATGGCATTGGTGACCCCGGCCAATAAGGCCTGCGAGTGCTTAGCTCACAACGTTCTGCGCCAAGGAGGGTGCAGGCGGCAAGCCAGTTGTGATCGTGGGCGCACCCGCCCCGTTCCCGGCCACGTTAGGTGCTACTGAGGCGCCGTTGTTCTGGGGAAGACCACCAATGCCTGCTGTAGCGGGTGCAGCGTCTACAGTGGGCTTGTTACCGGAAGCCTTGAGCGCTTCAAATGCACTCTTCGACAACCAGTTCTTGATGGTGTTGTACGAACCTTCGACACCCTTTTGCCCCGGTACGAACTCAACGAAACCCTTACGGCTCGTCGATGCGGTGAGAAACCACTCATCGCTGATTGTCCCGTTGCTGAGGTCCGCATCGCTGTATCCAAGAGAGTTGAGGATAGTCTTAACGCCAGCCAAGTAACCCTTGGTTTGGTTCTCGTTCAGGCCTGCGATGGCGTTTCCGCTTGCGTCAAAACCAACGTTCATGAAAGTGAACATGGTGAAACCGTTGTCGAACTGAACGTGCACGCGTCGAGTTGTAGGACGATCGCTGGGCTTCATCTCGATTTCAGTGATGCTGACGGCGTAGTAACCTGCGTCAGGTGCGGAGGCGCCGATACCGATGCCATTGAAGTTGTTACCGGGGATTTGGAATGTAGCCATGATGGCTCCTTGTTTTTATTGTTGTCATTGCAATGGACAAAATGTCCGAGGTCCAAACGGGTCATCCGTCAGGAGATGGGTGGAGGTGGAGGAAGATCAGCACTAACGGACCCTGTGGAACCTGTGGTGTCTTCTCCGCCGCCTGTAAAATCAAACAGACTTTTGCTGCGCTGTTTACGTAACACTCCGCGAGCGATGCCATCTTGGCAAGCCCAACGAAGATGTAGTGAGTTTTTGTCTGACTGAGTACCTGCGACAATGGTCACAGCTTGCTTGGCACTTGTACCCGAAGCCATCTCTTGAGCAATCTGCTCTGCTATATCGTCCTGCCATTCCAACCCACCGATGCGGCTGAGGTTGTATCCAGAGTTGCTGGCTCGCAGAATCTCTCGAATGTTGCCCGGTGTCTTGCGACTGCAGACGCCAAGGCGATCACCCGTGATCCATTCAGGATCTGTTGGGTCGCAGTAGTACACGCCGGGGAACCAAGGATCTGGGTAGGTAGAATCAACCATGGCACGAACGTTCAAGTCACACCAAGATGGAATGGTTTGGACTTGATTGCGACTTGGAACCTCAGGCCCTCCAGGACAAGCCAGACCATCAGCGTTGCTGCCGGGAGCACGCTCGTGGAAAGTCATAGCCATATGCACACCCAAGTGACGTGCCAGTCCAGAGATGTGCAACAAGTGTTTGTTGAGCATCTGATAAGGCAAGAACTTGTTTCGTCCAGCTTGTTGCTCCCACTCAAGCATGCTTCGCTTGCAGAGATGACTCGCGTCATCGATGATGATTGCACCGTAAGGTTCTGCAGATCCGGGGTTGTAAGCGAACGTCTCCAAGAGTTGCACCAGTTGCACCAGCGTCTGCGGTGGATCCGGGTGCACAGCAGGCGTGTATCCCAGCTCGTTCTGCGCAACCAAGGTCAGTGCGCTGGGCACTCCTACGAACAAACCGTTGGGGAACGCCGCCAACAGGTCGCTGGTTTTCTTCTTCTTTGGTTGACCGTAGACGGTCACCATCACTGATGGCAAAGTGTCTGCCATGTTTCCCTCCTGATGATGTCTGGAGCCTATGGGACCTCAACCGCATCGTCAAGTATTTTTTTGAACCGAAATGCGATTTTGCTTTTAGAAAGTCCCGGCTTCTCCGTAAAAACACAGTTTGATACCTGAACATTTACCGTAGCGGCCAACGCAAGAAGATTCGTTTTGAACCTTCGGCCACTCCCAGTATTCCTCACCGTCACGGTCTAACCTCGCCAAATCGTGTTCTGCTCTCCAGAGCATCTTAGCGAAGTGTCGATCGCGATGAGGTGTCGCAGGAACCATCGGTCGAGCAACGGTCCAAGGCGGTGTACGCTGAATCAAGTTCAACATCACACCACCAAAGTCTCGCCCCCAAACTTGACTACCCATAATACGGAATGCGGCGAAGCCTCCATCGATAGCATAGCCATCGGTCGACTTGTTCGCCTGAACCCTTGCGTTGTGCTTGTGGTCCCAGATGTATACGCGACCTGTGGAGTCTTGTGTCACCAAGTCGAGACGTCTCGTAAGAGTGATCGCTTTGCCACAGTCTTTGTGACCGGGGCAGTTTAGAGGTGTCGGGATTATTTTTTCTCCGTCGATTGCTTTGAATCTTGCGGCATCGAGAGGTGTGTTTGCGTCTTCCGGGTGGACCACCCACAACCCCCATTCATTGTTTTTGTGCCCCAGCATCGCCATGACGGGGTACTCGACCGCCACGATTCGCCCAGGGGCCTCGGGGAACTTAGCCATGTAGCGCCTAAAAGTTTCCAGCATTTCATCAATAAACTCCTCACCTTCACCGTTTCGTCTGACCCACTCTCGAACCGAGTCCTCTGGCGAGAGCAACGCATCGGCGTCAGTCATGTACTCATCACCAACGTGACACCCACCTTGTCTGCAGCCCCAGATAGCGTGTTGGTGTGCTTGCATGACGTGCCCCATACTACCGCGTGTGAGCGCAGCGGCAGGTATCATTTCCAAGTTCAGGCGTCGTTGATACGCGAACAACTGAGGGCAGCGAAAGAATGTACCAATGCGAGACCACCCGCGAGAAGACATCCCTGCGTCGATAAGTATCTTGGTCATCCAACGTCCATCACGTATTCGACTACTGACGGTACCATGCTCAACGCATCAACTCGATAAACGTTTGGATGACGATAGAATGGGACGGCGTTTTTGTACTGATCACAAAGCAATCCCTCGTTTGGGACAACCAAAAATACAGGTTTGTTTTGGGCGAGAGCTGCTCCGATCTCTACATGCGTACCGTATCCACCGGGCAAGATGGCAACGACATAGTCTGCGTCTCTGACTGCGTTCATTTCTTCAATAGCAGATTCTTTCAAAATCTTCTCGGTGACGGGCAGCAATGGTTGGTTGGCCCAGTTGTAGGTGATCTCGTGACCCAGTTGGCGTCGCAACATATTTTCTGCCCGACGTACTTCAGCTTTGTTTGAGAAACGTGTGGCCACGTAGAACTTCATTTTAAAGGCCTCTACTCTACAGTGAGTTTGGAGATGATGGAGTCAACAATAGGGTCTTTATCTTCTAAACCCAATAGCTTTTCGTCTAAGCCTTGGAGTTCATCTGCTGCAAGAAAGTCACCGATCGGGCCAAACTTCTCGACCAGAATCTCAACTACTCGTGCGTCGTATGTCCCCTCCGCTATCGGAACCTTGAGAAGTGTAGCACGTCCGCCCAGACGGTCAAAGCGTCCTTTCCATTGTTGCCAGTCTCCCGGTTTCCACGGCAGCATCGCAAAGATGGCTAAGTCTGTGGTCTGCATTCCGTCGACACCAGTACCTACGCTTTGCCCTGTTGCCACCAAGCAACAAGGCCCAGCAGAATCTCTGTATTGGTCGATGATGGCGTCCTTTTCTGACTCAGGTACGCCTCCATGGATCATCCAAACCGGAACGTTCTTCTGCGCTTCATCACCCCGACCAACCGCACGGCCAATCTCATTGGCCCAGATCTCAGCTTCACGCCTCCGGGCGACAAACACAAC